CGGGATGCTCGCCGCCGGTGCGTAGCCGGTCAGCGTCACCGAACGTGAACACCCGCCTTCATCCACTCTCACCTCGTCTATTGACGCCGACAGCAACGTCTCCTCGTGCACGATTACGCCCGACGCCGGGGCGAGATATGCCATCGTCAGCGTCAGCGAGCCATGCGGGCGGGCGGCGACGTCGGCGGCGTATTCGGTCGTGGGCACGACTATCGACAGGTACGACGGCGTGTCGGCGCGGAGACGGGCCGAGAACGACGAGACCGGCAGGCGTATGTCATCCGCGCCGTCGGAGCAGCCGGTCAGCGTGCAGCGGTACCTCTGGACGAGGCTGTTCAGCCGGGACATGAGCACGTCAGGGGGGAGAACCGGGAACAGCACAGCGGACGGTATGCGCGGGGCCACGGCCATATTGGCGGACATGAGCAGATGCGTCTGGGCAAGCGCGGCGTCGGGCATCGATGCGGATGCCGTTACACCCGGCGGAACCAGCGTGTGCGTCTGCGTAAGCGCGGCGGACTGCATCGATGCGGCTACGGCCATGGCCGCAGAGCTGAGACTGTCGCCATACACCAGCTCACTCGTGGACATGCTTGCGGCCACGCCCATGCCGCTCGTCTGCAATATGTGCGTCTGCGTAAGCGCGGCGGACTGCATCGATGCGGCTGCGGCCATGGCCGCAGGGCTGAGACTGTCGGCCCCACCGGTGTACAGAGCGTTTATCTCCTGCTGCGACAGCACCGTGTTGTACAGCCGGACATCGTCATACGTGCCGTTGAACGCCCCGGACGTACCCTGTCTATACGTGCCGAGCTCTAGTGCGTACGCGGCATCGGTGGTGTGCGTGCCGTTGCCTGTCGAGCTGGATTCCACGGTCAGCGGCTGGCCGTCACAGTACAGTTGCAGGCCGGGTGTGGTTGCGTTGCCGTCCCATGTGGCGGCAACGTGGTGCCATGTATCGACCGAGAAGCCGTAAGGCGCTCTGATATACGCATCGATGCTCGAACGCACAACTGTGATTTTTAATCCCTGCGCGTTATCGAGACCGAAAAACCATCCGGCGGAACCGTCGTTATCGCTCTTGTAGGCTAGGCAGCCGGTCAGCGCTGCGGGTTTGATCCACATGGCAACGGTCAGCGGGCCGAGGGCGTTGATGGACGAGCCGTTGCCGCAATTCGCCGTCCCTGCGAGGCCGTTGCCGTCGTGTCCGGCCGCCCATGTCCCGGTAAGGATAGTGCCGGTGTTGCCGTTACCGCTCGCGTCGGAGATGGATGTCCCGGAGGTTTCGGCGAACGGATAGTGGAGTACGAGTGCCATTACGCGAGTCTGTCCGCTATCAGCAGCGTCACCGAGACGTTTTCGCCGGAGAAGGCCAGATCCGCCAGCGCGGCGCGATAGAACCCGTCCGCAGCCGACACATGCAGCAGCTCGGCCGTGGAGAACAGACGGCGCAGCGACGAGGCTGTGGCCTCATCCGGCGAGGCGGCTACCGTCAGCGTCCGGTCGCCGTCGCAGACGCCGTAGTGGCAAACCACTACGCCGCCGTCCAGCGTTGCGTCGCGGGTAACACGGGCTGTAAATGTCTCCAGCGCCGACGACGGCAGTTCGTCCAGTATCACGCAGCCGTCGAGGTCGTATGTCGGGCGCGAGATAGCTATCATGCCATGATGCCGAGTAGAAACTCTGCCTGATCCTTGGCCGCCCTCACCTGTATCCGGTCGAGGATGCGCCACATGAACGCCTCCAGCTCCGGCTCCAGTCCGTCACCAGAAATCCTGATCAGCGCGTCGCCGCGCGCGAGAGCCTTGGTGCGTCCCTCCATGTAGGCCACCTGAGCATCGGTGAGTTTTCTCTGTAGCTCAAACGCGTCTGCGCGTCTGCGGTTCTCGTCCTCGATCTGGCGCGCTATGTCGCTGGCCCAGACATTCGGGTTGTTGTTTTTTATTGCCGAGTCCCACAGGCCCTTGAGCAGATCGCCGGACGATTTGATCGCCTCGTTGATTGAGGCAAACGAGGCCGATATGATTTTCGCGCCGGCCTCGACGTCGGCGATGTCGAGCTTCGCCTTCCATTCGAGCGATTTTTCGATCACGCCCGCGACCGCCTTGATCTTTTCCGCGCCGTCCTGCGAGAGTTGTGGATCGATGTTGACGGTTTTGATATTTGGGGCGGTCTCGTCGAGTGTTTTTCTGGCACGGTCGTGTGCGGCTGCGTCGGATTTCGGCGTAATCATCGTGTCGCGCGGGCCGGCCAGCGTCTCGATAGCGGCGGCGGCGCGGGTCTGCGCCTCGGCGTCGGACACGACCTTGATCCGCGCGTCTCGGTCGTGGCAGATAGCCGTGTCGATCTGCCTGCCCGTGGACACTGCCTGCTCGCCCACGAGGCCGAAGGCTTTGCCGATGGATGCAAGTGATTTCTCCATGCTCTCCACGTCGTCATCGGCGGCGGCCCTGAGGGCGTTCGTCGCGCTCGACATCGCATCGGCGCGGCGGCCCCATACGTCGGTCAGGCCGAAAGACAGTGCATCGAGCAGACGGTAGACCTGCTCAGCCATATCGCCCAGGATGATCAATACCGCTTCGCCGACGGTTTTGGCGGAGTGAAACAGCAACGATACGGATTCCACGGCCACAGTAAACACCGTTGTCACGGTGTCGGCGTGCTGGCCGATGGCGATGAACATGCCGACAATTTTTATGCCGCTATCGGCGACCAGTTGTGCCGTGCCGATGATACGGCCGAAACTCTCCCGCGTCGTTTCCGGAGATTCGTTCACACCCCGCACCCATTCACGGAGCGCGGCGATGGCCGGGCGTAACGCCTCGACAATGCCGCCGGAGATGCGGATCAGGCTCTCGACGGTATCGACAACGCCCTGTATCGCCGCGGCCACGTCGTCGGTGTCGGACGGGTCGAAGTCGTCGAATATCGCGGCGAACGAGCCGCCCAGATCGCGAAGCGCCGACAGCAGCCCGTCGAAGTTCACCTGCTTCATCGCGGCCGGGAAGCTCTCTGACAGATCGCGCAGGAACGCGCGGATTTTCTCACCGAAATTCCCAAGCTCTGCAAACAGCGGATCAAAATCGCCTGCGTCAACCGCCGCCGTGACAGCCTGAAACAGGCTCGACAGATCGGCGGATATACCAGCCGCCGAGCCGCGCACACGATCGCCGATGCCAATCATCAGCAGATCGAAATTATTGGCCAGCCGCTGGTTGGCCAGATCGAAATTATTGGCCATCTTGGCGTATGCCGCGTCGGTTGCGCCGGACGCCGTGCCCATCTCGCGGAGCGTGTCGCGGTATCTACCGGTTTTGTCGTTGGCCAGCGTCATGACGACGTTCAGTCCCTCGACCGAGCCGAATAATTTTGCCATCTGCTCCACGTTGCCGCCGGTTGCCCTCTGCACGTCGCGCATGATACCGTCGAAGCCGCGCGACTTGAGCGCGGCGACGTCAAACTGTATTCCGAGTGCCGACGCCGTCTCCGATGCCTCTTTGGCGGGTTTGATGATGTTGGAGATTGCAGCCTTGATGCCGGTGATAGCCTCGGATGTTGGCAGGCCTCCGGCCGTGAGCGCGGCTATCGAGGCGGTCAGCGTCTCGATAGGCACTCCGGCGTTGGCCGCGATGCCCGTGACCTGCGCCAGATGCTGCGCGAGCTGTGGTATCGTGGTTTGACCGAGCTCAACGGTCTTAAAAAAAATGTCCGCGTACCGCCCGGCCTGATCTGTTGTCTTGCCGTAGGCGTTCAACACCGGCACGAGCAGCAGTAATGATTCCCTCAGCCCAGCTTTGCCTGCTATGGCAAGCTTTTCCGCTGTGCCTACGACCTCCAGGGAGTGCCGATAATCGACGCCGGTCGATATAGCCTCGTAGACCGCGCCGTTTATGTCCCCGATGGATTTGCCGCTCGCGGCGGCGTATTTCAGTATCGACTCCCGGAACCTGGCGATATTCTCATCCGTGTCGTGGATAAGAGTGGATATCTCGGAGAACGCCGTGCCGAATTCTCCGGATTTTCGCACGGCAAGAGCAAGGCCTCCCACAACGAGCGCGGCCAGCGCGGCGTCAACCTGCTCGATCACCCCGGCAATATCGGCGAGCGGCTGCGCGACGGTATTCGCCGCTGTCTCCAGGCCGTCGAGGCTTTTTCCGATGCCTGAGACGGCGCGGGATACGTCGTCCCTCGCGCCGAAGACTATCTCAACCGTTTTTTGCAGATCCGGCATTATTTAATCCTCTATAGAACCGTTCCCACAATAGCGTTTCCGCCGTGGTCAGGTACCCCTCAGGGAAAATGTCCGGCCTCACCTCGTAGATGAATCGCCCCCTGGAGTAACAGAGCCAGAGGGCTGACTGGATGTCTGCGCGTCTCCAGAGGGCAACGGTTTTCCCGTTTCCGCTCCCTCGCCGGTCAGGCGGAGGATCTCGTTTGTCAACTCGTAGAACACAACCGGGAACGCCGAGCACAATTTGAGTGCCAGCTCGGTGTCGCAGAGCGGCGATGCGCTGCCCGCCTCCATCAGGGCGATGCGGCGGGCTACATCGCGCGGCATTTCGCTCGCGTCGAGGCCGAGGGATTTTTTCAGTTCCGTGGCCAGTTCCGGCCCTGCGGAGGCTATCGCGTCCACGAGCGCCGACAGGTGAGACCGCTTCTCCTGAGCTTCGTTCACGCGCCCCAGTTCGCGGCCATCGAGGCCGCGAACTGTCCAGACGGCAGCGCCGGCAAACCACGCGGCCAGCGCGGGAACCGGCACGGCGGAGGTGCGCGGCAGAAACCTGGCCCTAATGAATCCTCGACTATCGAATGACATGGGCTACCCCATGATCTCCAGCGCGGGCGCGTCCGCCGAGATGGTGCATTTGGCCGAGATGCCGTCGCCCGCCGGGAACGTCCGCGCTATACCTAATCTGCCCTGGCAAAGAATGCAGGCAGCGCCGAGGCGGTCAGGCTTGAACTTGAACCAAAGATTACTGTTCTTCTCCCGCACGAGACCGTCCGATATGCCATCGGTCAGATACGCGGTGAATCCTCCCTGTCCGAGCGATTCGGAAGACGAGGCGCGGATCTTGCCGTATATCTGTGTGGAGCTGACGCTGTGAGATGTCTCCGGCGCCGAGAAATCCGACGTGTCGGATATCTCGGCGAATATCGGCGTGGAGTACGTCATGAAAACCTTCTTCCCGGCGACGGAGGTTCCGGCGTCGGCCGAATGGATCGCCGGCAGCGCGCTGGCGAAATCCACGCCGGCGTAGCCGGGCACGCCGTTTTCGACGCGGGCCACCACTACGTCCCAGACGGGATAGTCGTAGCGTTCAAGGTGAGCGCCGGGCACCATGAATATCTCGGCGGCGGTCACGGCGGCGGCGGTCACGGAAGTGAGCCGTACCTGGGCGATCTCGATGGAGGCGGGCGGAATCCACGGCGGGCCGCCGGCCGCGCCGCGCGTCTCGCTATGCGACGTCGATGCCGTTCCGGCCACTACGGCGATCGCGCCCGCCGCAGTGATCGTGATCGAGTTTATGATATGTGTGTTGGCGGCGGCTCCGCGCGTGACGCTCGTATCGGCTCCGTTGGCAACCGATACGAGCGCGCCGCCCAGAAAACAGGTGAGCGCGGCAACATCGACCGTATCGACGCCTGCGTTTGCGGCGGGCGACACGTTACCGCCGGTTGCAAGGCCGTTCGGGCGCACAACCGGCGCGCAACCGGCCTTGCGGGAGATGAGTTCGTCGGCGGCGGCGAATGTCTTGTGGTCGCCGGTGTCGGTGAGCGCGGCAGCCGGTACCAGCTCCTGTCCTGCCTCGTAATAGATCACTGCATTATTTGCGTTCATGGCTCAATCTCCATCCGGGCGGGGAAACCCGCCGCTAAAAAATTTGGCTCGCAGGGTTGCCCGCGAGTGTGCGGTACTGCACTGTCAGTTCGATCGTCGCCCCGGCGATGGCCGGGTTGTTGTCGTCCGGGTAAAGCGGCCCCACAGACGAGCGCCATATGTCATCCACTTGAATCGTCGCCGATGCGGCCATGCCGGCGAAGCACGTAATGAGGTCGCCTGTCAGCGCCTCGCATACCTGAGACGCATCGGTCTCGTCCTCCTGAAGTTCTGTAAACGCCTCGACTCTTACAGCCATCGAGCACCGTACAACGCCGTTGCGCCGCTCGGCGGTCTCGTCGCCGGGCCAGAGCACAAGCGCCGGATAATCGCCCTCGCGCAAATGTTTCCGCGCCCGTAATGTGTTCAGGCCGCAGTCCGATGCGTAGCCGTTTTTTTTGCGGATTGTCGCGGCCATGGCAACCAGGCGGCGTATGATTCCCTCGCGGACGGTGATCGAATCAGCCACTGGCGTACCCCTTCAAAACGGCGTTCAGCTCGCGTTCGATGTTCGCGTCGAGCCGGGCGGCGGCCTTGGCCAGCACCGCGCGCATGACTTCGGGCTTCAGCACCATATCCGGCACGCTGGAGCTGTATAGCTGGCGCACCGGCAGGCGGTACTCGCGCGGCAGCCTGCCGTATTTCACCCCTGGCCTGTATGCGCGGCGAGGCCCCTTGTACGCGCGCTCGACGATCGCCTCGCCGCCGGAACGGAATGTCGTCCGGAAGGCGTGCGTGAAGGTGTGCCACGGCCCGCCGCGCCGGAACCGCACGGCCACGCCGAGGGAGCGCGGACGGTTTTCAAATGCGATGAACGGCAGGCCGCGTCCGGTCATCTGAGCGCGGCCCGACGGACGACTGACGGTGGCTCTCTTGATCTCCACGGCCTTGTCGATATATTTCGCCTTGGCCGTGAACTCCTTGCGGATCTCCGCCTTTATGTCGGTCTTCAGGCCGGTCAGCGTGCGGTTTATCGCCCGCATCGTGGCCTTCGGGCTTTCGATGCGGATGTCCGACAGCGTGGTCCGGAGATTGTACATGTCGGCCCGGTTGATGCGGATGTTGAATTTAGCAGGCAACCCTCACCCTCCTGATCAATGCGCGAGCGCGGACGTTATGCGCGGACGGATTGACGGTCACGACCTCATATTCCTCGCCGTTCTCCCTGCGCACGCGCCAGCCCCTGTCCAGATCGGGACGGTGCGCGGGCGCGAAATCGAACGACGGCCCCGGCGAGACGTGGTCGGACATGCCGAGGGATGCGTCGCGTGGGCCGTCGGAGAATATGACCGTGAGCGCGCAACCCGACAGCGCGGCGGTATCGCCGCCGGACGCGCGCCGTCGGGCATCCAGAGTGTAACCCGCTCGCCGAGCGCCGCCACGGCGGCGGCGAAATCGGCGGCGGCCTGTTGCCGAAGTGTGGTCATGCGGCGGCCTGATCGTCGGAGGCCGGCGGCGCGGCAACACAAACGGCATCGCACGATAGCAATGCCGCAAGATCGGAATCGGGACAGTCCCATTCCGTGCCGGGCGGGCGAGGAATATTGTCGTGGTGGACGTTGTTCACGGAGACGACACGCACCGTGCCGACGATGCTGTTTTCACCTGCCCGCATAGCTATACAACTCTCAGCGCCGCGAACGCGTCCGGCTGTTTCAGGCCGGCCAGCGGGGCCGACTGGAGCTGTATCCAGCGCAGTGACGGGTCTTTCTCGACCCAGCTCTTCGGGAATCGCCTCACTGCGGCCAACCCTCCGGCGTCCATGTCCTGTATCGCGCCGTAGAGCATTTCGCAATCGGCTGTGGGGGATCCCATGATCACCATGTTGGCCGGGATCATCGGCTTCTCGGTTCCGTCAACCGGATCGATATACCACTCGTTGTAGGTGTAGCAGTCCACGAACACACCGGGATATGCCACGGAGCCGATATACGACACTCCGTCGCCCATGTCCTTCGGGCTGATCAGGCCGATTTCCATCCTCCGCACGTTCAGCTTGTCCGCCACCTTCGCGTGGTTAATAAACGCGGAGGCGGCGTCGGAACCCATCACACAGACGCTGGCCGTATGGCCGGAGTCTCTCGCAATAAGCGTGGACGCAGAGGCGAGATGCGTCAGTGGCTGCGATGTGTCGGCGCTCCAGAGCGATCCGCCGGACAGCGCTATCTTGTGCGAGGCTGACATGCCGAAATCTACAATGTAATCCACACCGTCACCCTTCACGGTCACCATTCCGCTGGTCAGGGCCTCGGCCGCCATGTATTCCTCGCGTCGGGCAATCATGTCTTCGAGGTTAGCCAGCTTCCGACCGAGCGCTTGCTGGGCGCGCAACTGCGCGCTGTCGCCCGGCGCATAGATCACGTCGCCGGGAAGCCGGTTAAAAAGCTCGTTCGGCAGCAGATAGTCCTTCGGCTTGGTGTAGCCCGGCTTAAACGTGTTGGTCGTGAAGCCCTCTCCGCGAATGATCTTTCCCTCGCGGATCGGAGCGCAGAACGGCGCCAGCTTGCGCTTGCCCTTGTATATGTCCACGTCCACGGCCTCCGTTTCGAACACGTTCTCGCGCGCGAAAAAAGTATCGCGCAGAAACCGTCGCGGCCGCTTCATCTGCTGTATCGCCGCCAGCATTGTCCTGTATGTGTAGATGTCTATTGCGTTGTCTGACATTATTGAACCTCCTATACGACGAAGATGCAGAAGGCGCGAAGGGCGTCCTCGACATCGCCGGTTGTTGTTGTGCCGCCAAGCGTAAGAGCGGCGGCGGTGAACGCGCCGGTGAGGTACACGCTCACGGAAGCGTCGGCGCTCGTAGCGGCAACAGCCTCGGCCAGTAAAGCCCTTGGAGACTGTGATCCGTCATCAGCGGCTTTGTCGCAGAGCTTGTATTTGCCGCTTGCGGTTATCCTGCCGAGCACCGCGCCGCGCGGCAGCGATGCGCCGGCGGCGAGGGTGACTGTCGCGGTTTGGCGCGGGAAATCCCCGCCCAACAGTGTATCGGGTGTGAATTCGGGCATTTTAGTTCCTCCTTATTTCGACCCGGCGGCCGCGATGGTTGCAACAGCGGCCTTTTCCGCTGCCGCGTTCCCGTCGTCTCCGCCGCCGGACGTTGTGTTCACCGGCGGAATCGCCTGCGCGTCCGCAGTCATGGCGGCAAGTGCCGCCTTGCGCTCCTGCTGCTCGGCCGCGAGCACGGCAAGCGCCGCGGCCCCTTCCGTGGCGCAGTCTTCGAGCGCGAGCTTCCTCAAGAGCGCCTCCTTGCCGGGCGCGGCGATGGACAGCACCGCCTGTATGCGCTCGCGCTCTGCCTTTGCGCCCTCGCCGCGCAACTCTGAGGCGATGTCGGGATGCCGCGCGGCGATCGATGCCGCCGTGACTGCGTGCAGCCCCCCTTCGCCTGTTTCACTACTGTTCATGGGTGAACCTCCTATGGAAAATATTTTCGGGCCTGTGATGGCATTCACCACAGACTCCAGAGTGCCGATTCTGTCGGCCATGCCCAGATCAACCGCCTGCCGGCCGACCACCACGCCGCCCCGGCCGAAATCAGACAACACCTGATCCTCGCTCACTCCGCGATTGCGGGCGACCGTGGAGACAAACACGGACTGGATGGCATCCGCAGCATTTTGCCAATGCGCCCGCCCGTCCGGACTTTCCGGGTCAAGGCGTTTGCGAGGCGATGTGGACGAGACAATCTCGATGGTGTTCGTGTCTTGTCCGGATTTCCGCAGCGCGATCACAGTGCCGACCGAGCCGACCATCGCCGTGGGCGGCATGACTATCTCTCCGCCCGCAGAGCAGAGCCAGTAACCGGCGGACAGAGCTGCGTCGGACACGAACGAGGCTACCGGTTTGACCGTGCGAGAATCGAAAATGAGTTGCGCCGCTTCGCTGATTCCCGCCGTGTATCCGCCTGGCGTGTCGTAACATACGATTATTCCAGCCACGTCCTGGCTCCCCAGCGCGGCTCGGAAATCCGCCGTGAACATCTCGATGGAGGTGGCTCCGGAAACCTGTGAAAAAATATTTGCATACGGAATTACCGGCCCCGTCACCGGGATGATCGCTACCGGGCCGATCATCTCCACGCTGCGCGTTCCGGCCAGAATCGGGCCGCGCAGCGTGAGAGCCGCCTCACGGCGGGCGGATGTCGCGCGTATTTTCTCAGCGGCCGCGAGAAGATCGTGCTCGCGCGCGGCGATCGCGTGCATGTCGCGCAGCCAGCCGCCGGTGATCAGCCACGGGCGTTCGGACAGGTGGCCCATAATGAGGGTATTGTCAGGCATTGGCAACTCCGTTTTGGGATGGTTGTGTTTCGGCCGCCGTTTCCAGCGTGGGAGCCGCGTCCAGCGTCTCCAGTAATCCGGCGGCCTTCAGGCGGCGGGCCTCGCGGGCGCGGACGGTAACCAGCGTATCGAAATCCATACCGGTTGTCTCGCGGGCCTCGCGCTCGTACGTTGATGTGAAATTGGCCAGCCGCCGGCGCGATCCCTCGGCCTCCTTTACATCGTCGATGTTGCCCGGCGGCGGCCCCTGCCAGACAGCGCGGCTCCATGCAGCGCGAGCCTGAGCGTCGGAGTGGAATCCCGGCGCGAAAATGCGCCCGGCGGCAACCTCGCAGGCCAGCCATTCGTCATACACAGGCTGACAAAATCGCCGGGCAAACCACGCCCGGCGGCTCTTGTAGAACTTCCACGCCTGTAGCATCGCCCCCCTTGAGGCCGAGTACGAGGACATGAACCTTTTCATCAGCACTTCGTGCGGCTGCTCCAGCGCCGCGCCGATCTGCATCACGATCGACTGGAAAAACGGATCGAAATTCGGATTCGGGCGGCCGGACGCCGGAGCTTCCGCCTTTTCTCCCGGCGCAAGTTCCACAACCGAGCCGTAGCCGAGGCCTATTCTCTTTGGGGTCTCGGCCATGCCGACCGGCTGAGCCGATCCTGACGGCCCTGTCGAGACCGGCCCGCCCTGCATGGTAGCGCCAGCAAACGGATTGCCCCGTTCACTGGTGATGAACACAGTCAGCATGGCCCCGATGACAGCGCCCTGGAGTTCGGCGGTGGTCAGGTCTCCCAACTGCTTCAGGGAATCGAGCACCGGCGCGAGGTATGTAATCCCGCGCCGGTCTCCGGGTCGGGCGGGGCGGTAGAGGTGAATGACGTTGCGCCGCCCGGATTGCGGGCCAAATGCCGGGATGCGTTCCCACGTGAGCGCGGCGGACATGCCCGCGGCGAAACTGCCGGGATGCGTGCGCGTGACGTGATAGGCGACCGGCCTGCCCCATTCGTCCGTCTCGACTCCGCCGGCCAGACGGGTCGTGTCGAGCCGGTTGTCCGGGTTGCTGACCTGATGCCCCTCTATCAGATGGACGCGCAGAGGAAACGGCCATGCGCCATCGGCAGGCATCAGCGGCAGCAATGCAAATACATCACCTGACACGAGCTGTGACACGAAGGCCAGCTCCTGCATCTCGGCGAATGTTAACGTCTCTCCCGCATCACACCTGTGAGATTCAGCCCACAGGCGCCAGCGGCGTTCGACATCCTCCTGCCATGCGTCGGCGGCATCCTCGCTCACGCCTAAATATTTCTGGTCGATCACGGACTGGAGCGAGAGGCCCAACCCGATGACGTTAGTGGCGGCGGTGTTTATCGCGCTGGTTGCCACCGGTATGTTGCGCCATGCGTCGAGGGCACGGCTGCGCAACGTCGGCCCCTCAATGACGGAGTGCGCGTCGCCCGACAGCGACGACGTTATCCATGTGCGCAGGCGGTTGATCGCGCCTGACGCGCCAATATATCCCGTTTCGCCGAGCGCGGCGATCCGGGCGCGGGATTCGTAACGGATCAGCCCGGCACGCGGGTTCACCCACGACACCACGCGGTCGATCATGGTTGATCGGATGGTTATACGGGAGGGAGAATCAATCACGGAGAAGCACCACCTGCGAGATGCGCGGGCCGCCCGCAGAGCCGCAAGACAGGCGCTCCACCTCGCGCCTCCAGAAGTCTATGCGGCGCTGTACTGCCGCCGCGTCGGCGCGGCACACCTTCGTCATGCCCAGGCCGTCGGTCACGGTCAGTTCGCTCGACGTTGCCAGATTCAGGTCGGCGGCAAGCCAAGCCTTCAGGTGCTCCTTCGCCTCGGCCAGCGACCATGTATCAGCGTACATTACAGTTTTGCCCTCATACTGTAACGATATTGCCGGAGAGTTGCGGCGAAAAAAGGTTATCGTTTACATGCGTAGTAATTTGCTACGCATGTAAACGACACTATTGATTTCAGGGCATGGATGTGGTAAGGCGGGCAAATATTGCTTCGTGCTTCAAACTTTCTTCGGTGGCCTGCCACGTCCGGGCAGGGATTTCACATATTCAACCGCAGATTTGGGGAATCGCCACCCGGCATCGGTCAACCTCCCGCCGGGGATTGAATCAGCCAGTTGACGGATGCGACTATCTACCGTTCCGCAGGCCTCGGCCAGTTGTTTAGCCGACAGGTAATTTTCGTTCATATCCCGGAACAGTTCTACCGGATCACGCCCAGCGAACCCGGCCCGGTAGCCCTCGCCACGCGCCCTGCGAGTCAGATCGGGTTCATCGGCGGGGATGTTACTCCATAGCGCGTGACACGTTCGAGCGGTCATTACTCGCCATCCACAATGGCGATGAAGAGCTGGTGGCGTTCCTCCGCCGTCTGTATGGATACGCGCTGACCGG